GGACCAAGCTGCTGCTGGATTTTCTGGTGAACAAATGATTCGACGTGCTGCTGCTGTTTGGTACTCTGGTCAAGCCAAGCTTTGGAACGACACCAAGCCACAATACAGCAAGGGTCGGCGGTATCCGTCGATTGCTGAATACACCCAAGCCATCTGGGATTCTTATCTAAAAAATCAAGGAACATCTTTACCAACAAATGAACGGTGGATGAACGATCTAGGTAAGCTGCCTTCATCACGGGGAACACTACCTTCTCCTCCTCCTTAGACGGGGACGAGTGGTCCCGTGGAACAAAGAGGTTTATTCTGCGGAGTAAGCCTCTCCACAACAATTGTTTTAAATACCTCTCTGCGGAGAACCCTTTCCAACCATGAATAGTTATCCAGCTATTGACATTGAAAAGCTCAAAAGGCTTAACAAGCAATCAGAACAAAAAGCAGTTCAAGAGCAACAGACTCAAGTAAAGCAAGCCAAGGCTAAACAACAACAGCAGCAAACGGCCAAGGCTAAGACAAAACAAGTGGAAGAACAAAAGTTCAACAAAACACTTGTTAGCCCCCTAAAGCCTAAGCCCAAGCCACCTGGACAACTAGATGGTTTTGGTAAATTTATTGAAGAAAATATTTCCATTCCTGCTGCTGATTTTCTTGATAATCTAAGTGGTGATCAAAAGACACCCGATCAGATTGCTCAAGAACGTAAGCAACAAAGAGCTGCTGGACAACAGCGCGTTAAGCAAACTGAAAAGGCCCTTGACGAGGCAGCCTATTCTAATCCTGTTTCTGCGGTTGGAACTGAAGTTTTAAGGGCTGGCATTGGTGCTGTTGCTAAACCCGTTGAAGCTGTTATTGATAAGAGCTATCAATTTTATCTTAACAACACAGTCAACAAAGGATTGTCTCCAGCAGACGAGGCATATCAACGTTCCTTTACAGAACTAACTAAAGCCCCTCGCACAGAACTGGCACAAACTGGAGAAAAGCTTTTGTCTTTCTTCCTGTTGGCTAGAGGTTTGCGTGGTATTCCTGGAGCCAAGCTAGGCACTACACCAATGCCAGCAGGACTTAAAGGAGCTGGATACGTTGGCGCAAAAGCCAAACGGCTTGTGACCGAAGGTTTGGTTCCTAGTGCTATTGCTGACTTTTTCCTAACGGATGCTAAGGATGGTAACTTCTCTGAAATCATTAAAGGAATGGTTCCTGAGGATCTTCAACAGTCTTGGATGTTTGCTCTTGCTAGCGATCAGAAAAAGGGAGATCCAATCCTTAATTCCGTTAAAAGCGTATTTGAGGGTGCTCCTCTTAATGTCGTAGGTAATGCGGTACTTCCTGCGTTGACGACTTCTTATCGGTTTGCTAGGACCCTACTGGCTAAAGGTTATGATAAAGACCGAGTTGTCAGTGAAGCCTTGGAAGTACTTTCAACAGAGGCAGATAAAAACTTGAAAGAAGTAGCTCAAGCTTCTAGCAAGGAAACTGCTGATATGATGGGAGTTAAAACCGAAGAATACAATCAACTAGAGCTAGAAGTACAGCAACTAGAAGCAAGAATCAAAGGAGAACCCCAAGACCCTCCTATTGCAAAGGGAATGACTCGTCTTTACCACGGAAGTGCTGACAAAGGTCGTTATGAGGGTAAGGCATGGTTTTCAACTGATAAAACCTATGCTCAAGATTATCGTGAGAACGCAGAACTTCAGTATGTAGACGTGCCGACAGCATACATTGATGACCTTGCTGATCCTATGAATTATGGTCAAACCCCAGCAGCAGGGTTTACATTTAATGTAGAGCTTGATTCTGTATTGACAGGAGTAAGAAAACCGCTGCAAACACGCAACGTTTCTCCTGCTGATCCAGAAGTAGTTCAAGAGCTAGAGTTGGATCTTGACAATCTTCGGCAACAACAGACTGATATTCGTATTGACCTTGATAATGCTGTTGACCCAAATACCCAAAAGGAGTATTTTCAAAACACAGGAACAATCAAGGCTGATGATATCAATGACATTGGCGCCAAGCAGCTAAACCTTGAAGAAGGGTTTCCAGGCACCGGTAGGGTTTCCATCCATGGTGATGCTGGTAAAATCTTGACGGAAGCCGCTGTTAAACAAATAGGCATGTCAAAGGATGTTCGCAGGAAACTTCTCACAGAGATTGAGCAGAAGATTGACATCAAAGCAATCGCAAAGGAAAGTGGTAAAACTTATGGTGAGGTATTGGCTAACATCTACCGCATCAACAAAGACTTTACCGATTCCCTAAAGACTTACGATAATCTTTATGTAGATGACGAAAGTGCTTTGATGAAAAAGCTTCTCAGTGAAGCTGGGGAAACGGTTTCTACTAGCAAGAAAGGATTGGTAGGTGTCACAACCGAAACCTTAGGTGCTGCTAAGATCACCATTGCAAGTCTTGCTAACGATCTTTACAGGCTGTCTAAAGAAGCCGAAAGGGCCGATACAGCCCAGATTGCTGATGCTGATTACTACGAACGGATTTCGGATCGACTACTTGGACTGCTAGAGATTTATAAAGAAAGCACTCAATTCTTTGGTGGATCTTTGGGGGCTCTAAGGGTTAGAGCTTTGCAAAATCTTGATCAACGTGAAATTGATCAGATTATTAAAGGTACTGAGATTGATGAAAACGATACAGCCCTTACAATCTTTGCCATGAAGAAAATGGTTAAAGAAGCTAAAGATGCTTATCGGCGTGGAGATGCTAATGGTTTAGAGGCTATGCGTCGCTTGACCAGAGCACTTCAATTGAGTGGCGGTGATCCATCAAAGACCCTTAGTTTTGCGCGTACTGCTCTTACTAATCTTAGTGAAGTTGCTGCTCGTAATTTCTATAACTCTATTCTATCTGGAGTTAAAACTATTTTCAGAAATGGTAGTGTGGTTTATGGATTGATTGAACGTCCTACCAGCATTATTATTGGGGGTTCGTTTAACCTGAATCCTGCTCAAGTGCGAGCTGGAATTGCTGGCTATCGTTCTATTCTTGGCAGTGCCGGTGAAGCATGGAGGGTGGCCCGTAGGACAATTCAAACGGGTGTTCCGGCTAACCAATCAGTTAATCAATTTATTCGCCGTTCGGAAACAAAGAATGCGCTTGAAACACTAGATCAAATAGCTGCGACTCGGCCTGAAAAGGTAGCTGTTGGTTTCTTAAAAGCTCAGTATGCTATTTCGGAATACTTTGATTTCCCTGAAAAGCTTATGATGGGTATGGATGATTACTTTAAAACCATCCTCGTCCGTCAACGCATTGATGAAAAGGCAACATTAGAGGCAATGGAATCTGGAATCTATGACCCTAAAAAGTTCATGGAACTCAAGATGACCAAGTATGCTAATGTCATGGACCCCCAGACAGGTACCATTAAATCAGCAGCCTTTAAGGAGTATGCTGAGATTGGTACATTTCAAAGTAATCCAGGCGCAGTAGCTAATTACATTTCTGGAGCTATTTCTGCTATTCCTGGTGGAACATGGATGGTGCCTTTTATTAGAACTCCAGCTAATATTATGACTTACCAACTAGAGCATCTTCCTGTTATTAGATCTTTTTCTAAGAACTATCGGGCAGCAAAGGATGGTGGTGATGAACTGCTGCTGGCAGAAATGAACGGGCGTCAAGCCGTTGGTGTTATGACTGTTGCTTCAGCAGCGTATATGGCATCTAACAACTTTATTACGGGCGACATGCCTGATCCACGAAAGGAGCCTGCTGAATACCAACGGTGGAAAGATCTTGGCATCAAACCTAGGTCGTTGAATGTCCCTGGATTTCAAATTTCTTATGGGATGGTTGAACCCTTGTCCAATATTATTGCTGCTTCGGCTAATATTGCTAGGGTAATGAATACCTATGGAATGTCAGAGGATTTTGGCGATAGATTACTAACCGCATTGGCAATTACAATTTCTGGTAGTTTTACTGAAAAGAGTTATTTTCAAGGACTTGCTAATCTAGCAGAACTTTGGAATCCTGAAACTTATACCTCTGCCGGAGCAGCTAAAGCTGCAATAAATGCTGTTAATAATCAACTGCCCATCTCTGGTTTGCGGAGAGGCATAGCCAACAGCTTTGATGGTAACATGCGTGAATACTCTAATGAGTTTGATCGTATGCTTCAAAAGGCTCTTCCTATTTATAGTAGGTTTGCCCCAGCCATGATTAGCGTTATGGATGGCAAACCGATGAAAAATCCCAACGGTAATCCTTGGAATGCTAATGTTCCTTTTGAAGTTGGTATTACCAAACAGGATGAAGTAGTGGATATGCTAGGTGAGATTGAATTTAAATGGGGTGACCGTCTCGACAAGTTTAAAAACATTCCTCTCAATAGAGATCAAAAAGCTATTGTCCGCAAGGCCATGTTTGATTTCAATGTTAGGGGAAAACTTTTAAATGAGATGAAAAAGCCTTATTTTAAAAACGATCTTAAAAAGTGGAACGAGCGTCGTTTTGGTCCAGATAAAGAATACTTTAATTCCGTAAGTCCCAACGTTTATCAAAATGTTCAAGAAATTTGGACTGACGCTGAAAACTACGCTTTTAAAGTTCTTCAAGAAACAGACCCTGCTCTTGGAGCAAAGATCACAGATCTTCAACGCAAAGAGTACCAGATGAAGTCTCAGGGAAGTTATAATCCTAGTGAAGCATTAGCTAATCCGTCTCAAGTTGGTATGACGGAAGAAGAGTCTAGGCTATTAGATGAAGTTTTAAAGTTCTAAGGTAATCCTTAACAAAATGGCAATCACTAGCAACACCTACACAGGAAACGGCTCTAATAAGCTGTTCTCTATTACCTTCCCATACATTGAAACCACTGATGTAGATGTCTATTTAAATGGCACTCTTCAGACAATTACAACTCAATACTCATTTGCCAACGCTACTACGATTGAATTTGTAGCTGCTCCTGCTAATGGAGCTAAGGTTTACATTCAACGTACTACTGCTAACGACACCAACGCAGCTACATTCTTTGCGGGGTCATCCATTAGGTCATCTGATCTGAATGATAATTTCGATCAAGCCCTTTATACCCGTCAAGAACTAATTGATAATAATTGGAACAACACAGATCAAACAATTGAATCCGTAGAGACATGGGTATCTAGTGATGCTTACATTGCTACTACCCAATCAATTGATCAACGTGTTGATTTTAAGATTGATACAGCACTAACAAGTGATGTCTTTGGATCTGATGGGGTATCCATTACGGATAATACTCCTGGTTCGGGACAGATCACTGTTGGTCTCAGTGCTAATTCTGTTGATCTTGATCGGATTAAGGATGCTGATATTATCACCACAGCAGAACAAGATGCTGGTAGCCCTTCTTGGGTAAGTGATGATACTAAGATTCCTACCATTGGTGCTTCTGCTAAGAGGTTTGATACCATTGTTCAAACAGGAACACCTGTTGCCAGTAACTATCAAGTAGGTAAGACCTGGCTTCAGAATGACGCCAACAAGACGTTGTCGATCTGGAACGGGTCCGCTTGGCTTGGTGTTGCATCTGGTGGCACGTTCACGACGCAGCCCACTGTCATCTATGTGGATGCCGTCAACGGCAACGACGCAGACGACGGTCACCGGATCATCAATCCCAAGAAAACCATCAAGAACGCCGTGGCTTCGGCTGCTGCTGGAGACATCATCAAGGTGGCGCCCGGTGTTTACCAGGAGTCCCTGCCAATCGACATCACTGTTGCCAACCTCTCCATCGTTGGCGAGGCACAGCGGTCTTGTTTTGTTCACCCGACGCCGGCAACCGAGACCCAGATCATGTTCCGCTGTAATAGCGGCACCTACATCGACGGGTTCACATTTGCGGGCCTGAAGGCATCTGGGTCAAGGGGTGGTTATGCAAACGATAATGATCCGGTCTATGGTCTACCCACCAACCAAGGCTGGGTTGCTGGCTTCTATCCAGGGGCCATTATTCGTAAATCGCCTTTCATCAACAACGGGACCAACTTTGCCGACAGTGGCATCAATAACGCTGCGTTTGACCCAAACAACTACGCCGGCACTGGTGGCGATCTGACATCAGCCCCAACCGGTGGTGGCATCATTGTCGACGGGTCCCTGCCGGATGTCACAAGCCCCCTCCGGAGCTTCGTCATTAACGAGTTCACCCAGGTGTGCCTTGATGGGCCTGGCCTGCTGGTGTGCAACAACGGTTACGCCCAGGCGGTGTCGTTCTTTGGTCTCTTCTGTCACTACCACGCCAAGGCGTTGAGTGGCGGTCAGATCAACATGGAGGTCGGCACCACTGACTTCGGTCGGTACGGCTTGATTGCTGACGGCAAGAGCAGCACTGCAATCTTTACCGCCACAGCCAACGGTGCTGCTTCTGCTGGTGCCACTACCTTCGCCATTGGCGCCCCAATCCCTGATACTGCCGGCACTTGGTTCGGTGATGCAACCCGTCCGGCTATCAACATGCTGGTCCAAGTTAGCGGGATTATTTATCCAATTCTTAGTGCTACTGCTAACGGTGCTGGATGGAACGTTGTCATCAGTCGCCCCAACCCCAGCAACAGGACCGAGAACCTTGGCTTGGGTACTAGCCACAGCAACGGGGCAGCGGTTAGCTTTTTTCTGCGGTCGATGATTAGTACTGCGTCCCACACGATGGAGTACGCCGGGTCTGGCACCAATTACACCGCGCTGCCGGAGAACGGTGGGGTTGCTGACGAAAGCAAAGAAGTTACCAACCTGAACAACGGCAAGGTTTGGTTGACCAGCACCGACCAGAACGGCAAGTTCAAGGTAGGTGACACATTTGAGGTGGATCAACAGACGGGCTTTGTCAACATTGACCCAAGCGCATTTTCCGCCAACCTTGTTTCCGACCCGACTCCAGAACTTGGCGGAAACCTAGATGTGCTGTCTCGAAACATTTATAGTTCGGTAGGCAACGTTTCCATCAACGATACAGCTGTTGTTAGTGGAAATCTAGGCGTTAACGGAGCGTCGCCTCAGTCTCCAATAGATGTAATTGCAAATGCTTCTGGCTACGCAACGAGTTTTCGTGGTCGCAGTGGTGACAATCTTTGCGAGTTAAGATTTGCATCTAATAATCACGCAACTGTTTATGCAATTCTCCAATCCGGCCCAACCTATCTAGCAGCACAAGTAAATGGCAGCGAGCGCCTGCGCATCGGCTCAGATGGCCTTCTTACGCTTGCTACTGGCCCCGGCATCAAGTTTCCCGCAACGCAAGTCGCCAGCGCCGATCCAAACACGCTGGATGATTACGAAGAAGGGACGTGGACGCCGACGGTAATTGGATCCACCACTGCGGGCACTGCTACATATGCTGTGCAAAATGCCAGATACACAAAAACTGGGCGAACGGTTTTTGTTGAAGTATTGCTTAACTGGTCGGCAGGTACTGGAACAGGCAACTTGCGTGTTAGCGGCCTTCCTTTTACTTCCTCAAGTACCGTAACAACACCTTCGCTTGCGCTTTCTATTTGCTCAGACATTGCTGTAACAGCTTTACACATACTGACGGCCCGCATTGCGGATAATTCAACGCAGATTGAGTTCCTTAGTTACCCATCAGGAGGCGGAGCTTATGTAATTGTGGCATATGACGGAGCAGGAGTAATAGGTATTTCCGGCTCATACACTGTCTAATTTTTTTTCCAAGCCCGCAACACGGCTTAAAACTAGGTGACGACTACGTCGCCATACGACCCATCCAAACCCGTCTCCGGCTGTCGCCGGTCCCTAAACATGGCTCTCATTAAAGAAATTGTAATTGACAAGATTGAAGTGCTGGAATCTGGTTCAATCCAGGTCCGCCAGGCCACCCGCGTCCTTGAGGATGGCGAAGTGTTGTCCACCTCGTATCACCGTCACGTCCTTGAAAAGGATGCAGACCTGACTAATGAAAACCCTAAAGTGGCTGCCATTGCTACTGCTGCTTGGGCTGACTAATGGGCAAGCCTAAATCACTAGCAAAAGTGGATCACATTCCAGGTCCACCAAAGAAAACACGTCAAGGACAAGGACAAAATAGCCTTCCCAAGGCAACCCGTAAACTTTCTCGCGGTCAAGGCCGCTAATTAAATGCTTACTTTTCTTGGTCTTAAGGTTTCCTACGAAACTCTTGCCTTTCTCGCTTTGTTTTTGGGTTCTGAAGTTGTTGGTGCCAGCAAACTTAAGGAGAATAGCATTGTTCAACTACTGCTTAACGCTGTTAACTCCCTGAAGCCCTTCCGTACTGAAGACGACAAGATCTCTAAGGTTAAGGATACCCTTCTTAAGTAAACCTAGTGACTATTATCAAGGTCCCTCAGTATTTTCCTCAACTTGATAGTACCACCCGTCATGGCAGTAGGATGTGCTTTAGTTCGTCTGCTGCCATGGCTATCAAGTACCTGAAGCCAGAAGCCCTTATGGGGTCTAATGCTGATGATGATTACCTCAAAACGGTACTCAAGTATGGTGACACCACCGAAGCAACCGCACACATTCGAGCAGCCTTTGATTATGGAGTCAAGGCCACCTTTTATCAAAACGGAACCCGTACCATCCTTGAAAAGGAGTTAGATGCTGGGTATCCTGTGGCTTGTGGCATCCTCCACCATGGCCCTGCTCACGCTCCTAGGGGTGGTGGGCACTGGATGCTCGTGGTGGGGCTTACGGATACCCATGTGGTGTGTCATGACCCCTATGGGGAGTTAAATAACTCAGATGGGGGGTATCCAAAACCCGGATGGGGTGGTAAAAACATCTCTTATACCTGGAAAAACTGGTCTAAACGGTGGATGGTTGACGGGAATGGCTCTGGTTGGTACATGACATTCCGTAAACTACCCCTTAAATAAACACTTTTATTAAATATCATGGCTTCTATTACAACTGATGCCGCAACAACTGTGGGTACATTCCTTACGGAACCCAGTACTACGGCATTTTCCCTTGGGGCATCACGTTCCATTACTCTTGCGGCGACAAGTGTAAACCAAGCACTGACGACAACGTGTCGTTTTGTGTCAATTAAGTGTGCTGGTGGTAATCACTGTCATTATATAATTGGTGTTGGCGCTCAAACTGCTACTGCTTCGTCTCATTACCTGCGTACTGGCGAACGGATTGTACTAGCAGTTCCTCCTAATGCTAACATTGCTGCTATTCAAGGTGCTGGTGCTTCTACAACTTTGTATATCACTGAACTTGCTGATTAAGCATGACACAACGAGCAAATGAAGATCAGTTTAACGAGCTTCACGGCCTCGTTACCGAAGAACTGATTGGTCGAATTAAATCAGGCACAGCCACCACACAAGACCTAAAGGCTGCCACTGATTGGCTATCTAAAAATAACATCACAGGTGTTCCTGTGCTTGGTTCTCCACTTGCCACCCTGTTTAGTAGTCTTGAATTGGAGCTGGAGGATGTCGAACGGGCCATCAGATAATGAAGAGGATATGTCAACAATGCTTAGGAACCTAGCAGCAACTGCTTTCCTAGCACTCTTTAGTTGGCACCTGATCACTCTTCACAACATTGCTAAATCAGTTGAGGTGCTTGTCGAACGGGTAAGTGCCTCTAACTCAAGGATTGAGCGCCTCGAAAACGAAGTATTCTTTAAACCAGATGGCGCAAGCAAAGAAGAAGTCCGCTAAGTATTATGCGGCAAATCCAGATGCTGCTGCCAAGAAAGCGGCCTATCAACGCAAACTGAATAAAAAACCAGACGTAAAGAATGCCTCTGAGGAACGATGGGGTGAACGCCGTCGCAGGGGCATTGCGGGTAAAGGTGGTGCTGACCTTTCCCACACTAAGAGTGGCCGAATGGTATTGGAATCGCCCTCAAAGAACAGAGCACGAAATGGACACAACGGTAAGAGCCCCCGAAAATGAACAAAGGAAACGCTAAGCCACCCGGCCTTTACGCAAACATGAATGCCCGCAAAGCAGCAGGTAAGAGTCGCCCCAAAAGCAAAAGCACTATTTCTAAAGCTGCTTATGCTAATATGAAAGCAGGTTTCCCTAAAAAGAAGAAGTAAATTTACTCCTATCGAGTCAATGCTACTCAAGGGTCCTTCTGATTACCTTTTTAATTTAAGGGCTATGTCTTCCTCAGAAGCTAAACGACTTTGGCGATCTGCAATTAAAGAACATTGGAATAATCAATGTGTTTATTGTGGATCAAATCATGATCTAACGTTGGATCACGTCATTCCAAAAGCCCGTGGAGGTCATAATATCACATCTAATGTGGTACCTGCTTGTCGCAAGTGTAACCAGAGCAAAGGTTCTAGTCACTGGCTCAGCTGGTGGATAGGACAGGAACACTTTGACCATTCTAATTTTTCAAAAGTCCTTACTTGGACAACCGGTTAACGTTAACATTTACAACCCTACAACGATGTCTACTACTGCTGACTCGACTACTTACGGTTCCATCTCTAACGATCCTGGCCGTCGTTCCGAAAACCAACAGACCAATAAGGTTCACACCACGGCTAACGTGTCAGGTGGCACTACTACGACCACTACTATTGCTGCTTCTTATGGTGCTGCTGCCACTGACGTTGCGGTTAACGCAACTGTTGATGCTGCTGAAACCGCCATCTTCACCGTGCGTCGTGCTCGCACTACCCCGTCTACCCTTCCTACCGCAAAGGTAACGGGAACTGCTACCCGTAAGGAAACCGGTGCTGTTGCTACCTTTGGCACCCGCGTTAACGGCTCTGGTTATACCTCTGGCACCTATACCAACGTTGCCCTTAGTGGTGGTTCTGGTTATGGCGCTACTGCTAACATCACCGTTACTTCTGGTGCTGTGACCGCTGCTACCCTTGTTAGGGGTGGGCAATGGTACACCACGAGCGACACCCTGTCCTGCCAACTGATTGGTGCGGGCACCTTGTTTGCTCTGCCTGTTGCTACTATTACTCAGGGTTGATTGTCATGGCTCCTAAGAAACCCGTAAAGCCTACGAAGCTACAACAAAAGGCTGATCAAAAAAACAAAGTGCTGACTGGCCCTAAAGGGTCTAAGCCACAAAGCACTACGACCAATCGTGTGCGTACCCAAGGTGGTACGACCATGAGTAAGCCTAAGCCAAATACCCGGTTCCAAAACCCTTCCAAAGGTGGGTCTAAAACCAAATCTCAGACTGTTGGTGGGGGTGCTAAGCCCGCTGCTAAACCGACACGTCCTTCTATTGGTAATGTTCGTGGGCCAGCAAGGTCAGCACGGCCAACTGCTGCTAAGCCCTCTACCCCTAGTGGGGGTGGTAGGAACCTCTTTGGGGGTGCTGGTGATAAGAAGGCTGCTATCGCAAAAGCTGATGGACAAAAGGCTCCAAAGCCTGCGTTTAGAACTAGCCGTGCTCCTTTGAGTGGAACTGGGCAGTTTGGAACCAGAAGGTCCGCTCGGGCCTCCCTTGGTAACGTAAAGCCCGGCCCTGCTGCTGCGGCAGCTCCTAGGCAACAAGCACAGGCACAAGGCCAAGCAAACGTAAGGGCTGCTCAACAACGACGATTGGAAGCTAGTGCTGCTAAGTTCCGTACCAGCATGAATAAACTGCCTGGTATTAAACAAGCAATGGCTCTTGCTGGTGGTCTTCGCGGTGGAGCTGCCCAAGCTATTGCGGATGTTGTGGCCCCTAAACCCACCGCCAAAGGAACCCTTAGCGCAGGTGGAGTACAAGGCCCCGCCATGCCTAAGCGTCTCCAACAACAAGGTCTTGATGCCCAAGAACGCAAAGCCCGTCAAACCCTAGCTGCTCGTAAAAGGAGCACTGGTTCTTCCGCAGCTACCCCTAACACCGCTAAGTCCTTTGATGATGCGTTTAAGGATGCTCGTCGTGCCAAGGTTGGTTCCTTCACCTGGCGCGGGAAGAAGTACACCACTGAGATGAAATAGTCATGCCCCGTAAACCAACGGCAAATAAAGTTAGCAAAGGTCGCACACCTAAACCTGCTGCTAATAACATTAAAAGTGTTACTAAGTCAGAGCAGTTGGGCAGAGTAAAAGATTTACAAAAAAGGGTTGCTGCCGTTAGAAATAGACTTCCAGTA